TCTCCGATAGATGCATCGATGATTAGAATGCCATCATTGCCTATCGACCCAACCCATTCTCCAAAATTAAAATCGCCTTTGCTGTTTTCCGAGAAATCAACTGCGGCAATCCATGGTTTTCCGTAACGGCGACGATTGTAACTTTCAGTTTTGGTTTCGATTTTCATTTCGAATATCCCTTCCTTTATGCAAGAGTAAAAATTTTATTTATTGTCTTTTTTGTTTTCCGCAGCGATCAACTCGGCAACCGCCTTGGCGTTTTCGATTTCAACCGTTTTTATGTATTTTTCTAATGCGTCGATGTAATCAGAAAGTTGATATGCTGTCATTTGACCCCCATATATAATAAAGTAAAAAAATTAGGTTGTCTCATCAGTGGTTAGATACCTATTCTAACCAGACTGCCCCGAAGGACAGTTTCGACAAAAACAAAAAATTGATTGCGCAACCTGCATGCCTACTTGATATATTCGGCACGGTAATCCCAAATGATGCAAGTTAGCCTTACTTGCTAATTCAAGTTAAAAAAACTTGTTCAGGCTAATCAGGAAATCTTAACTTATATATAAATGATTGCTTGCTGTGGGTCAGATGGGAGTCGGTTGCTATGAAACACGATTGGATTTTTTATCCAATTTCGAGGTTAGAAAATTTCTGTTTTTCAGTCTTGAGTGTTTTTGACGGCGAGGTACCGAAGCCTACCGACCGAAAGAATTTAACCACTTTATCCCTGTTTGAAGCTTTTCTAACCAGATTTTCAAAGAGCCTTTTTCGTCCTGCTTGAAAACTATATCGACTGATTTTTGAAAATCTTTAGGCCTTTTTTAAAAAAAATTTAACGATTATCAATGAAAAATACATTGCATAAAACATGCAAAAACACCAAAATTAATCCAAATCAGCAAAATGCAATTAGTTTAGTTTGTTATAAAATAAGACACCCAACAAGCTTATTATACCATGTGTGATTTTTGTTATGGTAAGAATTTTTTTACCTACATATTGTGAATTTTTTGACTATATTTGCCATATAGCTAAAAAATAGCTTTTTTTGTTGTTCAGATTGCAGTGTATATGTCAGTTATTAGGTATTTAGTTAATAATGGATAAGAGACTATGAGAGTAGTTAGAAGGATCAAAAGAAGGAAATTAAGAAAGGGGAAAGATTTCCGTGTTTTTACCCCCAGGGCCAGAAGGATCATATATGCTGGTTTAAGGGCTGGTCTTTCTTGTGATCGTGTATGTGATGTTGTGGGGATAAAGAGATCAGTGTTTACCCAGTGGTTGAAGCTCGGAAGAGAGGAGGGGCCAGAAAGCGCTTATTATCAATTCCTACAATATGTGAGGAGGATAGAGGCGCAGAAAGAAAAGGATTTATTAAATGCGATTGATAGGGTTGCTGTAGGTAATTTTAGAATTAGAGAGACAGAAGTCTCCATCTCCAGTAAGGGAAGGTTTTTCAAAAGAAAAACCAAAACAGCATTGCCCAATTGGAAGGCGGCAGCATGGAGATTAGAAAGAAAATGGAAAAAGGAATATGCCCCGTTGATGCCAAATGAAACGGCTCAATCATCCCCAGAAGAAATCGCTCAAGACATATATGACGCCACAATGCAATTAAGAAACTCAATTCCAATGGAGGAGGAGTAACGATATGACTGATCAGTTATTGCTGATATCGGTTTTTTGTTATTTGTGGTTTAACTACAATTTGATTGTTTCCTTGTTGGAGGCGGAGGCCTCCCGGGAACAAGAATCATCCGATTAATAAATAAATCACACAAACAACATAAAGGAGATAGAGAGAATGGAACAAGAAAAATTACAAGAAAAATTAAATCACATAGTCGAGGGTGTTTTGAACGATTTCATGGCTTACTTAACATGCCGAGAAGAACCGATCACATTGTCCGCCTCCCATGATGCGGCTCCGGCGGTAGAGGTGATTGACGAATTTCTGGCCAAACGCAATGTTAAGCGGTGCGATCCCCTTTTTCAGTGGCCAGACAGATGTACCCGGTCCAACCAGGAACAAGAATCTCCTGATCAATAAATCAATTCCAAATCTTTTTCAATATAAATAAAGAGTAAACAATGAGTAGAAACCCTCCAGCATTTAACAGCATTCTGAATGTCAAACCTCTTAGATACCATCCAGTGCAAGCCGGATTATGGTGGAGATCTAATGCAAGATTTGACATTGTTTATGCTGGTAGACGATCTGGGAAAACAGAGATAAAAGGCAAAAGGGGCGCTGCTCTTGCTGCACTGGAAGGTAATCAAGGTAGGTTCCCAGACTGGAGAGGTTTTGTTTCGGCTCCCACCAGAGATCAGGCTAAGAGAATTTATTGGGACGATCTGAAAAGATTGCTCCCAAAACAATTAAGGGCTAAGCCACCATCAGAATCCAGGTTGATTCTTTATGTCTGGAATTTTTACGGGACAATTTCTGAATTGCATGTTCTCGGCATGGACAAACCTGAACGTGTTGAAGGTTCTCCATGGGATTGGGGCCTACTGGATGAATATGGGAACATGAAGGAAGAGACCTGGGCGGCTCATGTTCGCCCAGCACTCTCTGATAGAAAAGGAAAATGTTCTTTTATCGGTGTGCCAGAAGGCCGAAACCATTATTACAATACAGTCAAGGAGGCAGAGGCCAGTACCCAGAAAGATAAAAATGGAAATAAAATATGGAGAACATGGCACTGGCTAAGTGAGGATATTCTCGATGAAGAGGAAATTATTCTTGCCAAACAGGACCTTGATGAACTTACATATCAACAGGAATACTGTGGTTCATTTGTTGTTTTCTCTGGTCTTGCTTACTACAAATTTGATTCCAAAGTTCATGTTTCCGGTTGCCGCAATCATTATGATTCAAGGGCACCATTAATTTTTTGTTTTGATTTCAATGTTTCTCCAGGAACAGCGACTGCTGTCCAAGAGATGTCTGATTGGCCTTTGGCTCAAGTTCCGATTATCGGACAAACTTGTACCTCGATCATCGGAGAAGTTTTTATTAAACGAAGCAGCAACACTGAAAAAGTTTGTGATAAGCTCATTGAGGATTGGGGAAAACATCAAGGCCTTGTTTTTATTTATGGTGATGCAACCGGCGGTGCCGGTGGTTCCGCCAAGATTAAAGGGTCCGATTGGGATTTAGTAAAACAAAAACTTTACCCTGTGTTTGGTGATAAACTCGTTTTCAAGGTAAAGAAAAAGAACCCGAGAGAACGAGCAAGAATCAATGCAGTTAATTCGAGATTAATGTCCATGGTTGGAGACATTAAAATCCAGGTGGACAGAACCTGTATAAACACAATTAAGGATTTTGAAGGAACAAAAATTCTCGAAGGGTCTGTTGGTGAAATTGATAAAAAGTCTGACCCGATGCTGTCTCATTTATCTGACGGATTTGGATATTATATAGAGAGAGAATTCCCAGTTATTAAATTACAAACCACAAAATCGTCTTTTTGGAAATAGCTAACCTTGGCCCCTTTTAAGATCGTTTAATTTTCGGCTTCTCACGAAGTCGCTTTTTGCTCTTTTTAGTGATTAAAATTTAGGGAGACAAAAAAAAAGAAAGGAAGACAGGCAATGTTTGCAAAATTCGTTATTTATTCAGGCAGAGATAAACCATCGGTTTCGGACAGGAGAGGCAATCATAGTTGCCGCGTTGTTCCCTACACAAATCAAATTTTAGAAGGCGACAGATTTGAATATGAAAAAATTCGCCTTAAATCTGTAAAACAATATGAGGAACTGCTTGATAATCGTGGCTCCTCTCATGAGATTTTATCGTATATGCCTGACATTGATCAGGCGGTTAATTTCAATAATGGTGACGGGTTCGAAATTATTCTGTTGTCGGCATATAAAGGCGATTCGGTTAAAAATTATATTTCAACAGAGGACACCGTTCTTTTCATCATGAATGAAAATGGCAAAACCATCGATAAAATCGCATGTAGAAATAATCGTTAATTAGTTTTTTGTCTCCCTAATAATAATAAACAACAAAGGAGTAACAATATGCCGGCATTGTCAGATGCAGAATGGCAGGCGAAAGATGACGCAAGAACTCTCGCTGAGGCTGAGGAAATTAAGATGGACAAAGAACGTCTTGAAAGGGCAAAGGTGGCCGCCAACAAAATCCTCGAAGAAAAAAAGGAGGAAGCCAAAGCAATGGCTAAGGTGGCAAGGAAAAGCTCCACCAAAAATGGTGGAGGGAAAAGAGCAAGCCCAAGGAACAAGAAAAACCAAAAGGCTCCATCAACCGGCATGAACGTGTTTGGAAGGATTTAATCAATATGCTCCCGGTTATCAAGTATGAGAAATTTGATTTTAGCGAGAGTTGTTATATTGACTCAGGTGTTAAGTGGAAGGCATCCTCTTTTTATGATGCGGCAAAAGATCAAGGATGCGAACCATTTGATCTCCCATTGGCCGGCATCGACCTCAATGCCATGCCTTTTAATATAAAAAACGTTGATGATCTCGCTTATCATATGAAACGGGTAATGACGGTAGATCTTAAATACCCCATCATGCTTGATTGCCAGGGAACCATTGTTGACGGTTGGCATCGAATAATCAAGGCATTGCTAACTGGCAAACAGATAATCAAGGCAATACGACTCAAAAAGTATATAGATTATGATTTCAAAGTTTTGGATAATGAATAAAAAGCAAAAAAAGGGTTGAGACAATGAAACGATATGTATTTTTTTTGGTCATATTGATTGTTATGTTCATTCCGTTTTTGTCTTATGCGGATTGCACTGCCACGGTTGGATCTACCGTGACAACTCATTATCAATTTGATGGTCTTGGTGCAAGCATTACGGTTCCGATCACCGTTACCTGCGATAGTTCGGTGACCGCTATTACCGATGA